TAGGTTGCCAACTGATGATTAATTTAGAAACTGCCTGATTATTGATAGGAATAATCTTTTCAACTGCAACTAAACCAACAGGAGGATTTGTTAATTCATCTAACTTGGTAACATCTCTAGCTGGTAGGGTAGAACCATCTTCTATAAAGGCATATTTTTCATTGACATAAGATAAGGCAGTAATCGTGTAATTTATTCCGTCCTGTTCCTCTACATTAATAACTCTGAATAATTGTGCCTGTACTGTAGAATTTTGAATCAACCAAACTGTATTAACATTAGGAGTCTGAGAAAACGCAGAACTGACAGTGACAGTACCATTTGAGACAGATGATATTGTCTTACTTTCAACTGTTCCATCAGGTAAAACTACACTCAAAGTTGCATCACCTGTAGGATTACCACTGGCATCTACCGCAAAATCTGTTGCAGTTGTATCATCTACAGTCACAACAGTTGTTGAAGTAACGGATTTTAACCTCCCACCTCTTCTAACTCCTGCTCTCACTGGATCATTTATCTCAATAACAGCACCAGGTCTGACTACTGCACCAGAATCTATAGATGTTGTAAATGTACAAATTTCAGTCTCATTGGCTTCACTGAAGAGTATTGCACGACCCAATCTTGCAGCTTGCCCTCTTGAAGTACAGGCAAATGCTTTTACCTGTTTCACAACAGTTCCAATCTTACTTATCAAAGTGCTATCTTCTACAACTTCAAAATCCACTTCCTGTGAATCCATATTGAAATAAGACACAGAAACAACACTGGATCTTGTCTTAAGACTACTTCCCGAATAACTAAAACCTGCTTCTCCTACGTTAGCCAAGTTGAATAAATAACTTGCATCTGTTGGTTTATCCTGCGTCATTGTTATCGTTCCAGCAGACCATATCGGCATACAACGCATCACACCTGCTAGTTCATTAATGAGATCAAATGCTTCACTGGAGTTTTGTATATTTACATTGCAACTAAATCTTGCTTCCTGTCCTCCTCTACCATCATCAACAAGAGTATTAGCAAATTTACTTGCATTAACAAAAGAGAATAAATCTAAACTGCTGTCTGTTATATGATCTCCAAAGCCATATCTTGTATTGGTAAGTAAATCCAATAGGCACATTGCTGGACAGTTAGTGTAAGTCGCAGCACCCATTACTCCGTTAAAAATGTACCCAGTTGGATACACAATACGACCAGTGGCAGTGTCTACTGTTGGAGTGCCCGATCCACTAGCACCTGCACCTGGGATCCTTACCTTTATTCCTCTGATCCTAAATTTTCTAGCTGGTATAGAACTGAATAACTGCGAATCTAATCTGATTGAGTTGTAAGCACTATTGTCATAAGTAAATGCTTCATCAACTATCTCTGTAAGACTTGTGAATTGAAAAGCATCTATAAGAGATGTATCTGTGCTATCTGCCGTAACCCTTATGACTCTTATATCGACAGGAAAAGAACCTGTAATATTTACTCTGTAATCTTTTTGATATGCGTCTGCGGTACGACCTGTAATCGTATCTGTTATAACATCGGTAAAACCGCCAGAATTATATTGAACTGCAATTTTAAGTTCAACAGTAGAACCTAATAAATCACCTTCATTTGTTGCTTTTTGCAACTGTGGAAATGTTATTGATACCTTTATGGCATCAACATTTGTATTTGTTACCTGTCTTGTTACAGGAGAATCTACTGTTACTGTTACACCTACTGGAGTTATAGATTGGCTGGTTTCAATTCCAGGTATTTTTGTCTGACTAGATGTTCCAAAACGTGAAACAAAGGAAATATTCTGAAAGTTAAAATCGTTTGTAGCAGGACTAGATGAACTGGCTGTTGCTTTTAAAACAGGAGTATTATTCAAAAATACATCTTTAAGTGATGCGTTCGTATATGCAGTAGTTCCTTTTGTTAAACCTTCCTTTGATGGAGAAGCGAAACCTTCTATCTCTCCTTCGGAAATAAGATCAAGAAAAGTAGCAAACTGCTTACTGTGTAAAGTATCAGGAGTTCTTGTTGGTTGTCTTGGAGGTGGAGGTGGAGGAGGACCACCAGCACCTCTGATTAATTTAGGATCTTTTGTCATGCTTGTACCTGCTCAGTATCTATTCCTCCACTTATTACAACACTTCCTGTAAAAATTTCACCATAAACTATTGGAACTGGAGTACCTGCTCTGCTTGTTTGCTGTGTTCCAGAAAAACTGAAGGATAGTCTAGGATCTTGCTCTGAACTAAATTCTTTAGGTTTTGGTGTTGGAGTAAGCATTTGTGATACTCCTTGAAAAGCTAATCCAAGTCCTACATTCATCGCTACCTTACCAAAAAAACCTGATGTAAGACCTGTTTTACTAAATAGTGCAGAAAATCCACCTCCAGTGGCAATCGCACCACCTATTAATACTGCACCTAAGAGAAATCTACCTAAACCACCTCGTCCTCCAGCACCAGCAATAACAGGAATAAAATGTATATCTTCTTGTCCTATAGGATATGTAAGTTCTGATTCATCTATTTCATAATTACCAACTTTTACCTGATAATATCTTGGACTCATAAATTTATCTATTCCTTCAAAATTATTAATTAAAAAACTTACTGCTTTCGCAAGACTGTCTACCTGTACTTCAAATTCTTTATGACCAACAAACTCTGCCAGTTCTCCATATAGTTTTATCTTACGAAGCATAGCGATACCTCCCTCCTGTACATTTTAGTAACCATTCAGAATAAGATTCTCTACAACTAAGTCTATCTGTTAAATGGTGT